GAATTGTTAGCATTTGCGAATGTGTGTAAGTGTCTTTGCCGTAAAGGAAGCTTGGTTTCGCGCCCTCGTACTTAATAAAAGTCTGAGAACCATCCAGCGAATATCTAACCGTGGCGGCACTCGTCTCGAAGACCTGTGAAAAGTCAACGGTGCTTACTTCGTCAGCGTCTATAATTACGTAGTTCATGACGGCACGTCTGTTGAATATGTTGGTCCGTTCCTAAGTTCTCCGTCTACGCCACCCGAACCTTGATCGGCAATGGTCGTTCCCGAAGAACTATTTATGTCCCCCATGCGATACCAATTGGTCGGACTGAGTCCTGATAAATCGGCAGGCACTCCGCTGTTGTAAATTGTCGCAAGGTTCGAGGTTTGATCGGAATCCCACAAAGCAATCTCGTCCATCTTCCCGCCAAGCGGCTCCCAAGCACCGTTTTTAGCAAACTGACGGACGGTTGCCGTTGCGCTACTCGAAGACGTACCAATGGACGATCCATCGAGATACAATGTGGTATTGTTTGAAGAGTCCCGAATGTAGGCAGCGTGATGCCAAGTATCCATCGAATAGGCGTTTGTGGCACTAGTGATTGTACCTAAGCTACGGACTAAAACTTTTAATCCAAAACTTGAGCCATAGACAAAAAGGTATCCGCCAAGCAAGTAGGGATAATTCCCAGAAGAGTGCTTAAACCACATACTGAATGTAAACTCGCCCGAAAACGATAAGGCGCTGTCCAAGTAAAAGTCATCATCCGTGCCGTCAAATTCGACTGAGGCTGAATTAGAGTATGCTGGTGCAACGGGAGTGTCGTTGTAAATTTGCCAAGCCGATCCGTCGTAGACGTACAGGTCATAGGTATCCGTGCCGAAAGCTATTGTCCCTGTTGCGTCCCCAGTTCTCGCAAAGATCGTCGCTTCAGTGTCTCGAATGTCGATGTTGAAACCTGATGCGCCTCCACCACCGCCTTGCGCGTCAAACCCGTAAAGCGTACCGAAGGCTGGGCGTTTGAATCCCGAAGGAAGAGCCGTCACGCCGCTCGGTGTCTTGAGGCTGGAAGTAGGAAACGATAATGACATGACTTACAGCGAGTCTACGGTTCCCGTAATGAACACGGAGTAAGTGCCGTCAGTTCTAGCTGAGACGTTACCGCGTATCTTTTCGTAGTGTCCGTGGTCGTCTCTTATGTTGACGTTTCCGTCAGCCGTTACTGCTTCGCTGTGTATAACCCGCCATCCTGCGCCGATATAAGCTTCAACGTCTACAGTCGCTCCGCTCGTGACCGAGCTTGATGCAATGGTAAACGTCCAGCCTTTCGAGCGTTCAACGCTGAAGGACGAGCCAGCTCCTGCGGCGGTTACGCCGTCAAGAAGCGTGATCTTCTGGAGTGATATTAGTGACATTTGTTGTCTTTCTTGTTAGGTTATTATGTAGGTAAATTGATTCCGCTCGCAGTGTCCAAGTAGCGTGGCGTTCTCGTCAAAGCCAGCGTACCTCGTTGCCTCTTACGCGTCCTTTGTCCTCTTTTCCCTCCCGCTTTGGCTGGCGCTGTCGCCACATTGGTCGGAGGAGGTGGAGGCGCTGGTGGAGGAGGAGCTGGTGGTGGAACTGATGAGCCGCCGAAACACATGACTTAAACTTTCGTTGAAGGTGATAATATTGTTGTATGTTGTTCTTCGTAAACGTCTTTGATAAACTCAACGACATTACGCTGTCCGACTTTAATCCAGATTTCACGCTCGCTGTCCTTTGGATCAGCCATACGTACGGGAAACCGCGCGTCCAAAGCGTCGATCAAATCTTTACTTAAATCGGGTAACTTTCTTTCAGTAGGGAACCCCATAGCTATGCTCCTAACTGCCCAAAAGCGTCTGGACGCCCTAGTTCTTCAGTGAGTTCGCCCGTCACCTCGTGTATCTTTTGACTGTACTTGCGCTTCTGTTGGGGCGAGAAAGAGTCGGGCATCCATAGATATTTGAGTTGCTTATGCTTGTGGTTGTACTCGTCCTTGCGGATAAGATACGCCATCCAAGCGTTCATCAACGCATCGTCCTCTGAAAGTCCTGCATCGCTATAAGCTTTCAAGACAGTGTCCCAGTTAGCTCCATTCACTTCCAACAGTCTGTTTGCTTTGACTACTCCGATACCTGGAACGCCTTTGTAACCGTCTACTGGATCGCCAGCTATGGTCTGCATCAAGTGATAATGAGCGGCGTCTTCTTCCGATACGTCGTGCATCTCGTCACGGTTGAAGTCGTAGAACTCGCAAGGAACGCTCTTGAAGTCTTTGTCAATGGACACGATCACTCGGCGGTCAATGCGGTTGGGACGCTCGGTAGCCAGTATCGCAAGCACGTCGTCCGCTTCTAAGTTCGGATAGGTTACCGTCCCGTACTCGTCGTCCATCCATTCGCGTATAGGATCGAGTCCAATCGGAGACATCTTCGAACGGCGGTTCGCTTTGTACGTCGGGTTGAGCTTGCGACGGAAGTTGTTCCTATCCGATATGGCGAGGACGACCTCGTCTCCTTCCAGTTTCTTCTTGAACGTTTCGAGACGCTCGACTATCCACGTCTTGGCTACGGCTAGGTCGCTGTGTACCGTCCATAAGTCTTCGTTCCATTGGATGGGCGCTTGAGCCATGAAGGCTGATTGATATGCCAGTACGTCGGCGTCTATTAACAGTATTGTTTTCATTCGTTTCCTTTCGTTTGTTAGTTGTAAAATGGTGACCAGTCTTCTCGATAGCATTGATACTTACTGCGTGATTTTTCAGCAGCAGCAAACAAGCGGACGCATTTAGACGTTAATTTAGATTGAGGGATCAGATACCAAAGACGTAACGGATCGATCCAACACGCTATAACGTCCACTTCCTTTTTTATACCAAGCTTGATGGAGCGTCCCGTGCAGGTCATGATTTTGTATGAGTGGTCGTGAGGTTCGCAACTTACCTGACTCGTTCCCTTGACTTGTACTTTAAGGATTCCCGATGGACACGTTACCAAGAAGTCCCAAGACATCGGAGCGACTGGCAAGTGCGGGACAAAACCACGTCGAAGCGCTTCAGCTTGGAACTCCGCTTCGTAAACGGCTCCGTTGACTACGTTTGCAGCTATCACGTATCAATGAGTATCAGCCCACGTCTTTCCTACCTTGTATTCTCCGTCCAACGGACACTTCATCTTGAGCGTCTTGCCCGCCTTCCTTATCGACCATACCGCTAGGTCTCCGTACTGGTCAGCTTTGTCTGGTTGTACTTCCGCTTGAAACTCGTCGTGGATGTTGGCAACGAATGCGTACTCCTTGCCCAGACGCCACTTGAACTCGACGGTCAGTTCGTGGTGCAGGTGAATCAACGCTTGCTTCATCACGACTGCTCCAGCCGATTGCAACAGCGTGTTAAGCGCTGAATGCTCGGATCGTATGGGAAGTACGCGTCCGTCTATTCCCTTGAGGAAGTGCGAGCGCTTTACCTTCTCTTCAACAGCTATCTTCAAACGATTCAACGCAGGTAACGAGGCAAGAAAGCGAGCCTTTAACTTCTTCCCGTCCCTTGCCGTGCCTCCTACTATGTCCCCGATCTTGCCATCACCCGCGCCGTATAAGAATGCGTATATGAAAGTCTTCGCTTGGTCTCTCGTTTCCAATCCCGCCGCATTTTGATTGAGAGAATGAATGTCACCAGTAAGTAGTTGCTTGGCGTATTCGCCTCCATCGAAGTTACCAAGGTAATGAGCGAGCATACGCAGTTCCAACCCGCTTGCATCGCAACCTACCAAGTCGTACCCGTCACCTGCTTTGAACAGTTCCCTGCACTGCTTGCCGTAAGGCGCTCGTGTCGCAGGTACTTGAGCGATGTTAGGACGTGAGTGCGTACACCTGCCAGTCACAGCTCCATTGGTATTGACAGACCCGTGTATGCGTCCGTCCCTTACGTGCTTGATCCAAGCATTGTCGCCTTCGGCTAACATGCCCAAGCGTTTTTGAATCATCAGATAATGCAGGAGTAACTGAGCCGAAGGATGCTTGACGCTCTTCAACACGGCTTCGTCAATCTTTGGTTTGCCGTCTGGAGTGAAGTCTTTAGGCGTCCATCCCAACCCCTTCAAGCGATCTGCTATCTGATCCCTGCTCCCTGGATTGAACGGTATGGACTTGGTCTTGTTACCCGTCTTGGTCGCTTTGTTAGCTAGGGCTTGCACGTGTCCAAGTTCTTTTAACAGCGTCTTTAACGAAGCTTTGGTCGGAGCTGAATGTATCTCGTCTTCGATTTTAACTTGCCATCCTTCGGCTGTCTTCATCTCCTCGACAATAGGTTCGAAGGTATGTTGCAACTCGTCAATCAACTCTGCTCGTTTGGTAGTCAGCTCGGCGATCAAATCGTCTGCCTTCTTCGAATCAAAAGCGAACCCGACCATCTCTTGCGACCGCAGGATACGAGCGAACTGATGTTCGATGTTAAGCATGTGCGTGGCTGGTTCCTTAGTTCGCAAGTACTGACCGATAGCAGCCGTAACAAGCACGTCACGTTCGCAGTACTTGCGCATCTCCTCGCTGTAATGGTCGAAGTCCTGCTCGTCGAACTCGATCTTGAACAACCCGCCCAAGCGTTGCCCCCAAGCTTTCAAGCCCTGCGATCCCCATAGTTCTTTCGGGAAGTCCTTGCGTTGCATGTCTTGGGTACGGATGTCCGAATGAACGGCTCTGGCAGTGACCAAGGTGTCGAGTATGCGAGCGGTAGGAGTCCAAACGTACAACTTCTGAAGGGCTGGTATGTCGAACTTGATTATGTTGTGACCGATGATGGTGTCAGCTGTGTTCAAGAGTTTCAAACCTTCGGGTATGCCGTCACCGTCAAAGGTAATCATCTGTTCTTTCTGTCCGTCGTACACCGACAAGCAATGCACGACCTCAAGATCGTCGAAGGTTGTGAAGTCTTCAAGACCGTTGGTCTCGATGTCAAAGTATAGTGTTTTGTTATTCATTTTGGTTATTCGTTTTTAGAACGGGCAATTCTCACCCATCGCTTGATCGTTATCGTTATCAGTTGCAAACATCTGCGTATCAGTTTCATTCAATCGTCCTGTCTTTTGATCGAAGAAGAGCGTGGAAGCCAGTCCAGTCTCGCCACTGAAACGGTTCTTCAACACTCTTATTCTGGTTTGGTTGGCTTCGGACTCTGACTGTTGGTTGCGTTCCAACCCGATCACCATGTCCGATAGTTGTGGTATGGCGTGTGACCCTCGTAGATGGGCTAGACTTGTAGCCGCTCCCTCTTCGTGTCCGTTACCATGCGGTCGTTTAAGATGACTGACCAACACCATCCCGCATTGCGTCTCTTCAACGAGCGAGCGTAGTCTTGTCATCGTGTTGTCAATCATGCGTCGTTCGTCGTCCCCGTCAAACCCACTGACCACGATGGACAGGTGATCGAGGAACAGCCACTTGCAACCCAGTCCCTTGCACATGTATCGGATGCGATTGAGCAGGTTGTCGGAGTCACAGCTACCGAAGTGATCGTAAGTAAAGAAGTTCCCGTTGCCTACCGTCTCTTCGAATGACGGACGCAAGGCTTCGTGGTGTACTTCCTTTTCCAGATGCAACGGTTTGTTCTCATGTAATCCCATGATCCCCAGAGCCGTGCGTCTGACGCTCTCTTCCAACGCTATGTATCCTACGGTCTCACCCGCTTGTAACAACGAGTAAGCGGCTTCACGACAGAACAACGACTTCCCTATTCCACTACCCGCGCATACCGTAACGAGTTCTCCTCGCCTCAAGCCGTGCGTCATGTCGTTCAATGATTCGTAAGGATACGGTTGTGACTCCACGTTGTTCACTTCCGTTATCTTGTCCCATAGTTCGTTCGCTCCAACGATCCCGTCAGGTCGGTAGTCCCTAGCTTCGAACACAGCTTGGCATATCTCCTTGGCGCGATTGGCAACGAGCATGTCGTTCGGGTCTTTCAACGGAAGCTCGGCGATCTTAGCCTTGCCTGGAGTTAACAGAGCAGCGCATTCGGTCGCTCCCTTTCGCCCGCTGTCGTCCATGTCGAACATAAACACGACCTCTTCGTATCGTTCGAGCCAGTCGAGAGCTTGCGCTACGTGGTTGGATGCTCCTGCACCGTGAGGTACGGACACTACAGCCCACTTGTTACTGAACGCTTGGGACACGGATAAGGCGTCGATCTCTCCTTCGGTTATGATGACTCGACGTCCTCCGTCCCTCCATAGATGCTGACCATACAGTCCAAGTAACTCGCCCCGAACCTTAAACGATTTGTCTGCGTATCGGATCTTCTGTCCGCATAACTTGCCGTCTCTTGTTCGGTAGTTCGCTACTTGTACTTGTTGGTTATCGACTCTAGCGACTTGGTATCCCCACTTCTTGCAAGTCTCTTCAGTGAGATTACGTCGAGCAAGCGTGGTGTGTTTACCGTTGGTTATGAATGTTGGTGGTGGTTTGTCTGGTTGTGGTTCCATAGGTTTTCTTTTGTGGTTGTTGTCTGGGAACGTGTGCTTGAGACACGAGAAGCAGTGGGTTTGACCGCTTACGTATTCTGCTCTGGCATCGCTACTACCGCAGGATGGACACGCCGTGTGGACTTGTGTGTATTCAGCCATGATTTAGGTATCGTTTTGTCACAGTATTTTATTCCTTTCTTTTCGCACCAAATCGCATAGGTGGTCTTGCTCCCCTTGCGTATCTTGTTGCGGGCGTTTTGAAAGCAAAGGCGGACGTCGAGTTCGGGGTGCTGTTCACGAATAAGCAGATGTTTGGTACGGTCTTCGCTCGTCCACAATCCCTTGGTCTCTACTATGATTCCGTTAGGGAGTATGAAGTCGGGCGTGTACGTAGCCATCTTCATGTACTCGATCTTCGTGCTTTCGTACTCGAACTCGACGCCCAACCGCGTCAGAAACTGAGCGGTCTTTGCTTCGAATCCAGAGCGAAAGTTAGAAGTCCGCCGTGAGGGTCGCTTCTTCCTTCGAGGTCTCTTCGACATCTTCGTTGTCGTTAGCTGCTGGTTGATCGAGCGCTTGTTCGAACGTCTCTCCTCCATGTTGGTAACCGCTTTCCTCTGCGGAGAATCCGAATGAAGATGCGGTCTCGCTGTTGCCCAACGCTTCCAACTTGATCACCTGTACCCCTTGAGGTTCAAGCGTCATGCCGAAACCGTGAGCCGCCACGTACCAGAAGCGTACCTTCAAACCTAGTTTGATGCGGCTACCTCCTCCGATTATCGTGTCGTCCTTCATCGGTTGACCTTGGGAGTCGAACCTAGCTACCGTCAGTTTGTATTCGGTGTTGTCCTTACGTCTCCCTCCGCCTTTCATCTTTGACTTAACGACGTAGTTGTTTTCCTCGTCGATTAGGAATGGGCTGTCTGCTTGTTTCAGTTTCTTCTTACCTTGCTTGAGGCACTCGGCTTGGTAAGCTTCGTCAAATAAAGGCTTGATCTTATTCTTCAAAGAAGTCCAATCCTCCTCGGTGAGTAGCAACTCGGTTCGGTAGTGTCCGTATTCGGGTTCGAACTTCGTGTCGGGTTTGTTAAGCCAGCAGTATCTGGCAATGCCTTCGGGTGTTGTTATTGTTTTCATTACGTATCGTGTCATTAAGCGCTCCTTTTAAGCGACGTTTTAAGCGAAGAAATAATCAGAACCCAACACCTCAAGCGGGTCTAAAGTCCCGTAAGGGGGCAGGTCTGGTAATTCCTTCTCGGTTTGTGTGGTGATCTCATCACGAAACTTCGCGAGTAGATCGGGTTTGAAAATCTCTGATGCCGCTTTGCGTACCAACATGCCTAGCTTGTCGCAGTTGTTACAATGCGTAGCGAAGCTGTCGTGTACCATACCAAGCGAACGGATGCCGTGTTCCTTGGCGTAGTTCGTAGTGACGTGAGCGACAGATGCGTCAAGGCTATGTACGAAGTTCGGACTGATGCCGTTAGCTTGTCGTACCTTATCTAGCTTATTGGTCGGTTCGTTCCATTTTACATGCGATACCTTCTCTCCAAGTAGCGTCCGTAAGCGATGAGTCTTTGTGTTGTGATACTTCTGCCGTACCCGAAAGCCAGTAGGAGAAGTCCAGTCAACTGCTTTTTGCTCGTGCGCTAACACTCTTGCGTTCTGTTGCAACCAACTCATCACGGCGTTGGGACGTTGCAAGCATTGATCCATCGCTTTCCATACGAGCTTGGATAAGTAACCCACGGCGCTCATGGTCTCCGTACCAAACGGATCGAGGTTATTCTTCAAGCACTTGTCAGTCATCCATTCGTCCACGTAATCCCGACAGCTAAAGCGTGTGCCTCCGTATGGCTTGACCATGACTGGACGCTTGGTCGTCTTCCTGTTCACGCCAAACTTCAACCAAGCGGTAGCTATGTGATCGCCTTGCTTTGCGTCAGCTAACAAGTACTCGTTCACCTTGTCAGCTACGAACCCATAAAGATCGGCAGGTGTTTCCGTAGCCGTGACGTTGGTAGCTTGTCCGCCTACCTCGTCCCGTCCTAACAAGCTGAGTATTTGTATGCCGTTGTTGGAGGCGTCCATTGCCACGGGCAAGCGGGTCTTGAACCCTCGACCACCACATGCCAACAGCTCGCCCCATTCGAAACAGAACGCAAGGAACTGCCAAGGATCGTCAGCTTCCGTCCACCAGTCGTTGGTCATCGGGTCTTTGCACGTCTCGAATATCTCGTTCTTTCTTTCGTGTACCCATGCTACCCGTTCGTCGAGCGTGACCTTGTCATGTCCAAAGCAGTTCGCTCCGTGGATAGCTAACCATCTGGCTTCCGTGTCTGGTTTCCAAATCGTTTCCGACTCGCTGAACAACAGCATGGACTTGGATAGGTCGGTTCCTTGGGGCGATAAGAAGTAAGGGATCGGATACATCCGCCCACGAAAGTCGATCTGATGCGGGTAGTAGAATTGTTTACCTGCGTATTTCTCAGCGAGCCAAAGCGTCTTGATAATATGCAAGCGTTGACTGCGCATGGAAATGTTTAGGCGGTGGATCGTTCCGCTCTTGCGACTGAAGTCCTTCTTCTCATCGAGGTTGTCTGCGTATCTGTCTTGCCAAACGGGTAGCTCGTAGTCGGTACGCCTGACCATCTCCCCGATCTCACGGTCGTTATCCCATGCCCACTTGGCTACCTCCAAGACGCGATCATTCACCGTCCAAGGCGTGTCCTGTACGTGGTTGACTGCATCGACTACTGGTTTCATGGCATCGAAGTCCAACCCTCGCATGTAATCCATGTCGTGAGTCTTTATGAAAGTCATAGGTGGAAGCCCCACGTCGTCGGCATAACCCCCATGCCATAACGATACCCATGATTGCGGGACTTCCACCGTTGGTAACCACAAGGGTTTCAAAACTTCTTGCTCGTTGTTGTACCTAGCGATCCATTCGAACAAGTCATCAGTAGCAGTGACGTAATTGACGGACGTCTTGTTTTGTCCGAGCATACGAAACGCTATGAAATGAGTGGTCGTGCGTATCAATTCGAGTAACCACGTACCTAGGGCTAACTTCTCCTTGCGCGTCCAACTCTTCCAACGTGGCATGTTCCCCTTCTTCGCTTCGCCACGTTCGTGACGCATGAAGGCGTCGATCTTTCGTTGGTAACTACGCTTGCTATCCTTCTCGACGTCCTTGGATGCGTAGTGAAAGACGTTGGGATGTTCGTCACGCATCCATCGGTAGTGCAATTCGTCTTCGATGTATGATGCCATGCGTATCGCAGTCGCAGTGACTGGACGTTTCTCAGTGATCGAATCAAGCACGACCTTGAGGGCGAGCATCGCCATGTCCTGCGGTTGCATGTCCATGACAAGCGGAAGAAAAAACGGCACGGCGTGTGGGTTCTTGCGATGGTACTCAAGGCGCTTGCCTAGCTCGGCGATGAAGTCAGGCAAAGCTCCCCGTAACAATCGCTGACCATACGGCGTTTCCGATTCCTTGCCACGCTCCTTGGCGGACTTCACCTTGTTACGGTAGCGGGCAATACCCGACTCCGTCATCTCTAGGTTAAGCTCTAGCTGATCCATGTAATTCGTTTAATGTTGGTTGTGGTCACGACACGGTCACGTCGCTACGCCCTTTAACCAAAGGAGCAACGGATAATGTGTCAAGTAAATAATTGAATTGATTGAATAAGTTAGATGAAACCTGCGTGACAAGTCCCGTTATGTACGAGGTTTTAAGTCCCTTGTGTTTACCAATTTCACCACGCCCGCTTGGGGTTTTAATGAATGAATACAATGACTTAAAAAATACGTTCATAACTGGTTGTGTCACGCAGGTCACGGGTTTATAGGTCTTGCGTCACAGCCATGCCACTCGTTTCGAGTACGCTGACTGCGTTCTTTAGGTTCTTCGGAGCGAGGTGCGCATACCGCAAGGTCGTGGCTATGGCTCGATGTCCCAACCACTCCTGCACGACACGCAAATCAACGCCCCGTTGGATCAATCGAGATGCGCACGTATGTCTGAGACAATGCGGAACGAACTCCTTGTCCTCGTTTAATCCGACCAAGTTCTTCATCGTCTTCCAAGCGTGACTGAACTCGTCTTGGCTGAACCCGAACAACGGATCGTTACTGTCCGCCTTGTGGTTACGTTGCAACGCATTCAACGCACGGGTAGTGAGCGGGACGGAGCGTGACCTCCCGTTCTTGGTGTCCCATAGGTAGACAATGCGTTCTTCGACGTTCACGTCACGTCCCTTCAGCTTGAACAACTCACCAGTACGCAGTCCAGTATCGACCAAGACAGTACAGAAGTCAGCCATTTCATCACGTCCGATCTCACGTAACTTGTTAATCATCGCTTGTTCTTCGACCTCGGTGACCCAACGGATACGTCCTTCGGGTTCACGCTTACGCTCGATCACAGGTACACGCACGATGTATCCACGTCGATACGCATGGCGTAACATCTTGGAAAGGGCGGCGAGTCGGCGGTTAATCGTGCCGTTGCTCTTGCCATCGCGTTCCAATTGATACACCAAGTCGTCGATCAAACGCTCGTCCACTTCCTTGACCGAACGTGATGCACCAAGTCTAAGGTACACGTCCTTTGCGTTACGCCATGAACTCAGCTCGCTCTTGCTCCCCCTCCAATGTCGGTTAAGCACGTCTTCGGCAAGCTCACGTAAGTTCATCACGATGGCACGGGTAGTGTGAGCAACGTCAAGACTGACGTCCTGTCCAGTGCGTACCTTCTCGTTCATCGTACGTAACCATTCGTCCGCTTGGTCGTACGTTTCGAAGCTCGGTCGCAACCTCGCTCCGTTGGGGACTGTGAGGTCACATTGAAACCTCTTGCCCCGTGGGTTAATCGTTCCCATAGTTATATCTCCTTTCGTTTTGTTTGTTTAGTCCGTTGATTCTACGTGCGTTTCCTCGAAGTTCTCAACCAATAGTTGTGACGCTCGTATGATCTTCAGTCTTCTGTCTCCCCCTTCCACCCGTTCGATGACGCCCATGTCAAACCCGTCCTTGACTGCGCGTCGTATGGTTTCGGGTGAGAAACGCAAGGCTTCGAACGTGTGTCGGATGCATCGAGGTTCGTCCTTGCGGTAGTGATTTCGAAGTAGCACGTTTGCAATCAAGCGGTGACACAACGATACGTTCACGTACGTCCTCGAAGGGTTGTTAACTCCGTCTTCAAGCGAACGCACGTAAGCATCGAGGTAAGGGATGATCTGTTCTTTTGTAAGCATAGCGGATGGGGTTTTAGTGATAACAGTTCGCAACAACAACCTTAATCTTTACGTTTATTCTTACGTGGTTTTACAAAGTCCATTTTCATGAACTCAGCAACTGGGCGTACACGTGGTTCGTCTGTACGATAGGGCTTGCCGTTGTCATCAAGAGCGAACTTGTTCTTCGACCAAAAAATATTAACACCCTCTTGTATCTCTTCAAGACTTAGACGTGGTACGCCTTCCCATTCGCCTTGAGGAACGAGAGCGTCAGCGTCTACGTTTGCGTAAGTCGGGTCGTTAATCACAGCGTCACCTTCTTATCTATGAGCGCTTCGGCTATGCCTTGCTCGCTCACATGATTGTCATTGCTCGCTTTGAATCCTCGACGCTCGACTACCCATACTTCCCCGCCAAGCTCACGTATCATGCGAGCTTCGTTCTCGAATCTCATGTCGTCGATTACCATCAGTCCGTCCTTGGTCTTGCGATCCTTGATCAAACGCTCACGTAGCATGATCATCCATATGTCAGACGAGACTTGAGCGCGTCCCCAATCCGTTCCGCACGTCTGTAAAAGAAAGCGTCCCGTGACGTGTTCGGGGTAGCCTGGGATCGGTGTCTCCTTGTCCTTTAATATATAGTCGCTAGGGAATACGCTCATAAGCATCTTCTTTAATGGCGTGGCAAAGCTGTACACGTGTCCGTTCTGACCCGCTAGCTTCGAGGCATAGGTGGATTTACCCACGCCCTTGTGTCCGCACAGTCCGATTAGTTTAGGTTGTAATGTCATGAGGTTGGTAAGTCCTTTCTTCCTTGTTCCATTATGTCTTCCAACCTGTGCGTATACAGATGTTTCTTCAAGACTTCAGCGTCCTCGTTTGAAACTTTGTTCGGTTCTTCAACGGACACGCTTCTCATGCCCGACCACCACTCGTCTTTATCTATTTCGTTAATACAGAAGTTCCAATGGCAGTAGTACAAATCCCAATCGTCATCCCAAGCTTCGTAAAGCGTTTCAGATTCGACAAGGACTGTGTCATGGTATTCGTGATCGCCGTCACGTACTGTGTCTTTAATAAGGTAATAATGTTTCATAGTTGATGAGTCTCCACGTCGTCAGGTACTTCGAAGTCATCGTCGTCCTGTTCGGGTACGTCGTCCCAATATGAGTCGGCAAGGTCGTCGTCGTTTGGTTCGATTGCTAGGTCGTTAGGGTCATTCATGATTCGTTATGGTTGTGTGTTTGTAATAGATCAAGGCACGTACAATACTCCAAGGTATCTTGGCGCTCTTGGATCGGTTGTCGAACGCCCATAAGGGACGTAAATTCTGATAGTTAAAACATATTCGTTGTTGTCGTGGGTCGGTAAGGTCAAACGATGCGCAAGGCAAGACGTGATCGATATGCCACCCGTCGTACCCGTAATTGTCCCAAGTCATGCCGTCCGTAAACTGACTTTCCAAATGTCGTTTTATGCCTTCTCTTGTCGTACCAAACAGTTCCAACGAACTGCAATCCCGCCCGTGCTTGACCATGCCGTACAGACGTTGACGTAACGACATAATCATACGCACACTCGGTTTACTCCAGTATGCACGGCTCTTCCCGTTAGCCTTGCGTTTCTCACGCGCACGTCGGTTACTTTCGGATATGATTTGCGGATTTAAGCGAGCGTATCTACGTTTGTAAGCACGTGTTTTGCCGTTTGCTTTTCGTTGGACTCGTGAACGTGCATTTGTTTCACGCACTTTGGCAGGATTATCAAGACGCCATTGACGTTGAAGGCGGGCGTAATGTTCGGGACGTTCTTTCTTGTCGATCCTCGCGCGTTCTCGTTTGGCTTTTGCTTTGGATACGCTTTCAGAAGTCCCCCATATTTGTTTTGTTTTCTTCCACCACACGTAATAAACGCCAATGTGAACAGGGTGAGCGTCGCCAAGCGTCCACGTACCCTTAACTTGCAACACGTCTTGATTAAGCTTGCCCTTGTTAGCTCCTGTAGCGTGTCGGATCATGATTCTGCACTCCTTAATCTCACGTACACCTCGTCATAACCCGCTTTGATTTCAAGCACGTCTCCTGCTTCGGCATACTGTTTTACTTTGGTGATCCAAATGCGAGCGTCGCCTCGTCCGTTGGCTCGGTAACAGGACACGTCACACTCTTCCTTGTGTCCACGTACTTCCAACGTCGCCTTGAACTTGTGTCGATCACCCGCTTCAAGGTCGTCGTAGTCAAGGATTCCCTCGTCACGTAACAGGTCACGTACGGATTTGTTACAGTCGCATATGCTCTTGTCGAGCATGGTCTTCGTTATTTTTATCTTACTCATGATGATTCGTTGTGGTTGGTTGGGTTAAGTGCTTTGGCATACCCTTCGATGCACTCGTAATGGGAGCGTCCGCAATCGTTGTACTCAGAACGTTTCCAAAGGTCGTAATGCGCAGACGCTTCAGTCCATCGTGCGTCACACGTAAGATCGTTTAATAAATCCGTATGCGTTTCGAGCAAGTGAAGGGTTAAATAGGTGTGATAAGCTAGGTCGTTCATGATGATTCGTTGTTATTGGTTCGACGCTTCATGCGCGTCATTTGTTCTTTGGTTGCGGTTAATAGCCACTCGTAGTGATACATCCACGTACCATCACGAAAGACCAAGACAAGCTCGTCGTCTTTGGTGCGTTCAATCTTCGGATAGATAGTCGATGGTCGTTTCTTATGTAAGCCTGTGTTGAATGTCATTGATCATTTGGTTGTAGTGTTTAAAAGCGCACTTGTAATCGTCGTATATATATCCTTCGACGTACTCACCCTCGCGTTCTCCCTCTTCGATACGGACGTCTACCGCCCATTGATCCGCTCGCACGGCTACTAAGCGCACCTCACGATCACGTATGATACCGCTATATTTTTCTTCGTTATTCATTTGGTTGTCGGTTTTCGATTAGGTTGTCGATCAGTTCTCCGATGGTTTCTTCAGTTCCTTCGTTGTCCTTTGGTTCGTCAAGCAAGCCACGCAATCTCAAGAACATGCGCACGTCGTAAAGATCGCAAAGCTCAGAGGTTAAAACGTTTTCTTCTCCGTTGTGTTGTTCGTTATTCATTGGTTGTGTTGGTTAGTCGGCATTTTGATATAGCTCATTCTCGATCCAATCTTTGACGTCGGTCGCTGTTTGCTTAACTATTTGCTTTTCGTAGAAGTCTACACGCACGTCAGGCATGTCGAATTGCGTCAGGTAATAATTTGCGATTAGACTTAGATCAATGTCGGTAGGTTTTGTCTTAACGAGTATGACATCAATGCCAAGTCCCGTATCGACTGTGATTATGTATATGTCGTTTTTCATTGGTTGTATTGGGTTATGTATTCTTCTAGTTCTTGGCGGTCAGTCCATACGTGGACGTAAAGGGGCGTACCTTTGCCCGCATATGCATCCCACGTATTGAACTCTAAATATTCGATAGCTTCGGTGCGCGTCATTGAATCGCGTTCGCGTAGCGTGTCAACCATTTTCCACGAGTCGTACACGATGCGGTGAGTACCCGTCATTTTGTCGTACACGTACCCGAGGATGCAGTCGTCAAATCCGTCGGCAAATAGCGTTAGGTCTTTATTCATTTTGTGTGTTGTGTTACTCGTTTGTATTTAATAGGGCGTACGTCAACGCAATAGCTACGCACGCCCAAAGGGTCAGGATTAAAGAAGGGTCATTCATGCTTTGTTAGCTCATTAAGTAGACATTGAATTTACCGCTAAAGATATCTCTATCGATAAAGTAGCCTCCCTTTTGTGTGTCAATGAACGCCAAGGCTTCGCGTTCAGTTAAAAAAGTTTTAATTAGTGTCATGTTTTTATTATTGGTTTATTCGTTTGTATTTAATAGGACGTACACGCATGCCCAAAGGGTTAGGATTAAGGACGGGTCATTCATGCTAAAGACGTTCAAGCCTCTGATTGTATTCGTGGATTGCGTTGAGCGTCTTGTCTTCTTGCTCTATCACGTTAGATCGATGCACCATTTCATGATCGAGTTCTAACAGTTGATTGGCAGTGAAGATTCCATTGTTATATAATCGCTCTAGACTTGCCTCGACTTTGCTCAAAGCGTCTTGGTCAGGAGCGTTTTTGATGCGTTCACGCATCGCTTGCTTGTTTGATTTCATGTTCGTTTTGTTATTCGTTTATTCGTTTATTGATTGTTAGCGGTCACCTTTTTCCCAATACAGGAAACCGATTGAAAGAAGGAAGATGAAAGCCCATATGAGCGCTATTTCAATGCTCATGACGTTGCAAGGTTGCGAGTTGCTAGTTCCTTCAGCAGTAAGCGAGCGTCATAGATATGATTAAACACTATGGTATCGAGAGCGAAATCGCCCTTTCGCATCATTTCATCATCACAAAAGATAATTTCTTTTAAGATTCTTAAAGCTTCGTTTTTAATTTCTTCGTCATTCATTGTATTATGCGTATTCGTTGTATTGCTCTAAGTCTCTGTAACCTGTAAGCGCGTATAAAACGCTTTCCATTGTATCAAGTGACCATCCGTTTATTTTTGTTATTAGTGTTAGCGTTTCTTCAGTTGCAAGTGCGCGCTTAACTAACGTATCCCATATTTCTTCTTTTTCGTTCATGACGTTACTTTCTTTACAAGTTTATTCGTTTATTTGGTTGTGTGTTATCCTTGCCCGATCAAGACAAGTATCAATGCCCATCCTATCGTGCCAAGTACACCGATTATGACAGCGGTAAGGCGTTCGCGTTTTGATGTGTTCATGATGGTTTCGGTTATGTTAAAAGTTTAGCTTAGTGCAAGGCCGACCTTTACCGCGTCCCCGCAGTCGCTATATTTGACAAGGACGGAGGAAAAGAAAGAATCATTGTGATATCCGTCCCAACCGAAAAGCTCGTGATCTTGTCCCCTACCATGCAAGACGTTGTTTACGCATAGGAAGTCGCTTAAATCATAAACCCATCCTTTGTATCGAAAAAAGGTTGACTCTTGAACGTCGTCATATGCGTCCGCGTGTTCTTTTTGTTCCGCGTCCGTCAGGTCGTGCCAATAAAGGCAAGGGCGGTAGTTGTGATTCGTTTTTATTTTCATGATGGTTTTCGTTTTGTTTATTGGTTTTCGTGATTTGGCGTTAAAAATTCACGACATTGCCAAACGATTTCCGCTAATTCAGCTTCCGCGTCATTTTCATCGTTCATAAACCCGTTTTCTGCTATTGTAGTTAGGAGTTCACGGGCTTGTGAGTTTTTGGCGTTGTGATCATCCACGATCTGAGCCATGCGCCGGATTTCCGATTCAATCTCTTTCTTTGCTTGTCGATCCGCTTTTGGGTTCTGCAAGACCGCAAGCATAGGTTGAATGAGTGCAGACCAAGTCGGAGTAATATCAATAGTTTTCATGGTTATTCGTTTTGGTTGTTATTGGTTTGGTTATCGTGAAAGTTTGTAGTGAAGTTCGCAGTGTTTGACGTGTACAAGACCTCCGTCTTCTAAAAGAGCATAATCTTGCCACCTTTCTTTTTCCAAGTACGTAGAAATTTCTAAACTGTAATCGTTGCAAACGTCATAAAGAACGTAGCCTTGCTTGATCATTTCCTTAATTCCGTTTCTCGTTATAGATTTTGCTTTGTCTTTGTTGTAAATCATTTTCGTTTTGTTTAGTGGTTTTGATTGTGCCGTTTTTGGCGATCCATCCATGATAGCATGACCTGCAAGCTTTCTTGCTCAAGACGTCAAAAAACCGCTATCGTTAAAGCATTGAAAACCAATAACTTAGCTCGTTAACTAATGTAGAATAATGTTTTTTATGGGGCGCTTTCAAAAAACCAAAAGCCTCGACAAGTTGTGTTCGAAAGCGTTGGTTTCAAGCGTGTTATGAAAAGAAAAAACGAAAGGAAAATGTGACTTTACGGGTCGTTTGTTGATTACCAACGATTTATGAAAGTAATCTTGCGTACAGGGATTTTCTACCTAGTCGTCTTGGTCGTCGTCCTGTCGTCGTCTTGATCCCGTCCTGAGCCGTCGTCGTGTCGTCGTCTTGTCGTCGTCTTTGGCTCGCTTGAAACGTCGCCAAGGCTTAGCAGAAAAAACGACCAATAACCAAAACAAAGGCAACGCATCTGGAACCTGCCATCAATCGCCTCTAGACCGCTTAGATAAAGGCTTTAGGTGATGTTTTATCCTTTGCCATGCGTTGTAAATCAACGATTTAGGGAACGCTTTGTGCCTTCATTGTGACATCGATTCCTTTCTCGCGCTATCTACCCTACCCGTCTCACTAAAACGCGCACCCATGCGGGGCTAATTAAAACGCGCGTATATATCGTATACCCCTTAACGTATTTTTATCGAAACCTTTTGGCACGTCTTAACGCGTCTTGGCACGTCTTAACGCGTCTTGGCACGTCTTAACGCGTCTTAAAACGCTTCCCCGTGGTCATCCTCGTCATCAAGGTCGTCAGCTTTGAAGTCTACGTCTCCGCTGTCGGTCAGGTAGTCGAGCTTAACCATGTCTATACAACCGATTATGGTTGCGTGGTTAAGGTCAAATTCGGCTCTGAACTTGTTTATGGTTGCTTGTAGATCGAATAAAAGCGCGTCTGTTTGTTCGTTGTAGTTCATAGGTTTAGGTAAAGTCTAAAAGTTTAGTGTTGACAGGTCTCCTTCGGCTGGACATCGTTATAATCAGTTGTTGTACGTTAGTTATAACGACGCATTCAAACGACCGTCTATTACATAGGCGTGCTGAATAAAAAAGATATAACGATTATTATACGACCCTTCAAAGCAAAAGCCGATATAACGTCGATATAGAAGCGAACCGTAGGTATGCTCTTGAAAAGAGGGGTCCGATCTATAACGCGTTATAACGCGTGTTATAACGTGTCTTAGGTTAAGAGGCTCTTAAAGGGCACGACCACGAGCCTCCTGTAATAGGCGTGACGTTATAAGCGACGTTATAAGCGACGTAATAAGCGGGGGTCATACCCAAGTAGTAGCCGTGGCTTTGCCGTGTTGTTTGTTAAAGCTGTTGGTAAAGCGTTCTAGCTCTTCGGTCATCAGGTCGTTCATTCTATCGTTCATTCTGTTATCGGCATCAGCCGCCATGGACTCGACCCAATAAGCGACAGCTATTGCCAAGGCGTCCAAACGGTCGTCCTGAAGTAACGCTCCCCTATGTTTTGTAAGGCGTGATAACTGGTGTATGAGTTGGTAAGCGGCTTGCTTTTCAATAGGGTACGCCATAGCGGACTGATAGTCCCGTCTTATAACGTCTGTATTAACGACAAGACGGTGTGAATTAAGCACGGGTTCCAGCGTGTCTACTATGCGTCTTTCCTTTTGTACGTTATGTCTTACTTCCTTGATCGACACTGGGTACGTTGAAGCGAGTATGGGAGTTAGCAGTTCCGTGAACATCCCGTCTCCCATGTTCGATTCAACGATGATTTCATTGACCTTGTAACGTTGGGCAAGGCGTGTCAGTTCGTTAAGAACCTCTTCCCCGTACCCACCTTGTATGCCTCCGCAAGCGTGTACGAACAGGAACCCGTTAAGTTGTTTGACAATGGCGTATCCCGTCTCGTCCCTACCACGTCCCGACGGGTCAATGGACATGACCGAACCGCTGTACTCGACCATATCGCCCAAGGCTTGATACGGACGGAAGAACCTGTCCCCGTTAAAGCCTACGTTAGGAAGGTCGTGTATTACTTGTTCTGGTGACGAAGCCCATACGTATTTCTCGTTAGCCAAGTCGATGTCCAGATCGGTGACCATCAGGTCGTTTACCTTTAGAGGGTATCTATCTGCGTCGCTAAGGCGAGGGTTGAGCATGAACTGTAGTTCGTACCCGCTCTTTCCGTATGAAAGCTTTCGTTCTTCAAGGTCGATGTCAGTGAATCTAAGAGGCTCCGTAGAGCGTCCTACGTTCGTTTCGGTCGCTGAAGCCATCAGAAAGGGCGATACCATGTCTTCGTACACCTTGGCATTCGTAGACGTTGAAACGTACTCTGACGTCCATATACGGGTCTCGTAGCCCCGCTCTCGTAGTTTATTGTAAATGGTTTCCTCGCATTGAGGCGTTCCTAGAAAGATAATGCGACAGTCGTCTTCGGGTTTGATGATGGCTTCGAACTCCGATATGGCAGTGCCTAGCTTGTCCCTCATGCCTTGCGTGGCGCTGTTGTTGGCTACCTCGACGTCATCGGCGATTATGATGTCCGCTCTGGATCCCGTTAGCTGGGAGGTAATGCCTAACGACTTGACCGACGGAGCGTGTGAAGCGGGTGCTGGACCGACGTCAAAGGAGATCTTGGAGAAGCGTTGACCGTCCTTTGGCTTGAGACAAGCGAGGATGGGCATGTCGTTGATAAGGCGTAAGGTGAACGTAGAGAAGTCGTCCGAACGCGTCTTGGACGCTGAGACCACCAGTATGTTCTTCGAGGGGTCGAGCAGGAGTTCGTGCAGGACGAATACGGAGGTAAGCCAAGACTTCCCGCATCCTCTGAACGCTTGTATGACAGCTCGTTTGGGACCGTGTTGGAGGTAGTCGGCTATGTCGTATTGAAGGGGCGTTGGATCGGGTAGACCCAGATGCTTCCAACAAAGGAACGTGAAGTTACGGAGGTCTCGGAGTTCTGGCGGTATGTTCGTCACTTGGACTGTCTCATGGCTTCCTTGTCTTCGTCCTTGTCGTCAAACGGGAGGACTTCGGCTAGGTTGCCAAGAGGCGATCCTTGCTCGCTCAAGCTCAGTACGTCGTTATCTTTCAATAGCTGTCTGGCTCCGTTAAGGAT